AGAATTAAGAATGGCACTTCAAAAGAACTGATTGAGCAGCTCAGGTCAATTCAAGACCCAGAGCAGCAGAAAGACTTTAAGCTGAACAAGCTGCCTCTTATCTGCTTCTCAGGACAGTTCACAAGAAGAGCAGCCGTTGCTTTCAAAAAGGCATCCGGTTTAGCCATTATGGACTGGGATGATGTGCAACCTGATCAGCTCAGAGACTTGCAAACTATCATCATTTCTGAGCCTTACACCTATGCCTGCTGGGTGTCTCCAAGAGGAGGCCTGAAAGCACTTATGCGGATAGCCGATGCCGAAAAGTATAAGGAACAATATGAGGCACTGCTGGATTACTTTAATGCGCTGACCATTGACTATTGCCAGGCAGACAAGGCCAACAAGGACATAGCCAGAGGATGCTTTGAAAGCTATGACCCTGACTTATACATCAACAAGGAGGCAATACCTTTCAAGCTCTACATCAGGCATGAGAGATTGCAAATGCCCACCTATGAAAGTAAGGTTGAACTAATCCCGAAGATTCTCAAATGGACTGCAAGCAAAAACCAATACTTTCAAGATGGGCAGAGAAATCACTTTATCCTATGCTTTGCAGGAGCATGTTGCCGATTCGGAGTAGATCAATATGATTGCTTAGCCTTTTGTGATAATCAGTTCCTGGCTAATGATACCAGCTTTACCCGTAAGGAATGTGAGCAGACAATAGCCAATGCCTACCGATACTGGGCCAATCAATTTGGCACTGCTGAAATGACTGCTGGGAAAGTCATAGATAGCAAGACACTCATGGAGATTGATGTTGCGCCTCCAGCCGAGCTATTTGATACATCCATCCCGGCTAAAGATGTTGTCTATGGAAGTTCAGTCATGGACAAGGCTCTGGACTTGCTGGAAAAAGGATTGCCATTTCTTGACAATATCGGAGTTCCTATTCTTGATGATCTATTCAAATTTAGGAGAGGAGAAATTACTCTTCTCTCAGGTCATGGCAATCATGGTAAATCCAGCATAATGAAGTTTATGATGCTTTGCCATGCTGCTCTATATGGGCGAAAGTTTGCCATATTCCCACCGGAGGACAATCCTGCCGAAATGTTTTACCATGACCTTGTCGAAATGTTACTTGGTCAGGAATGCTCTCCAAAAAGTAACAACAGACCAACTAAAGAGGCTTACGAAAAAGCATACCGTTGGGTGAGCGACCATTTCTTTTACATTTATCCTGAAAGTGAAAGTCCTACTCCGGCTTACATCAAGCAGCGATTTCTAGAACTTATCATAAAGGAGAAAGTTGATGGTGTAGTTATTGATCCATTCAATCAGATGGACAATGACATAAGCAGAGCTGGAGGAAGAGATGATCAATATCTAAGCCAAGTTCTTGGAGACTTTGCCCGATTTGCTAACATAAACAATGTTTACTTTTTCATCTTGAGCCATCCTAAGGGAGGCAGCAAAAAGAATAACCAGGATAATTATCCTTGTCCTGATGTCTATGATTTAGCCGGAGGAGCTATGTGGAATAACAAAATGTGGAACATCCTGATTTATCATAGGCCTTTATTCTATACTCATCCAAATGACCCAACCTGTGAGCTGCACACCAAAAAGATTAAGCGTAAGGAAGTTGGTAAGCGAGGCTTTATTCAGTTTGAGTACAATTATCCAAAGCGGAGGTTTATGTTTAACGGTGGTGACCCGATGAATAGAATTTTGGGCCTTCTTAACTTAAATGCTTACTTGCCAACACCGGAAATTTTAGCTCCGGACTTAAACGATAATTTCAACATAGATGACCTTCCTTTCTAGTGTAAATATAAGCCAAGTGCCTGCCCAGTATGAGGGCCGAAGCACTTATACGAATGACCTTATTTATCAAGTCAAGCCAGCCATGATGACACACCAGCACTGCAAGGATTACCTTGCCCGAAAAATCAGCCAATTAAAAAGCAAACTTACAATTCAAGAAGCCGCCCTCGGACATAGGCGCAGATGGGCTAATCAGCTTGAAGTCTATGAGGCAATTTTGAAATACTTATCTTTACATAAATTTTAAAAATATGCCACTTAAGAAGGGATCAAGCAAGAAGACCATCAGCGAAAACATCAAGATGGAAATGAAAAAAGGCTATCCGCAAAAGCAAGCCGTTGCTATGGCTCTGTCATCAGCTGGGAAGAGCAAGAAGACAGTTAAGAAAAAGAAATAATCAACAACAAAACAAGGGGAGAAATCCCGGTACAAATTATGGCAGCACCGAAAGGCAACCAATGCTGGATGCTTCGTTTGAAGCACGGCTTAGATGGCAGATTTAAGAGTCCAGAGGAAATACTTGAGAACTTTGAGCAGTATGTGCAATGGGCTGAAGAGAATCCATTGATTGAAGTGGACTTCAGGGGCAAGGATGCAACTGAAGTCAGATTGCCTAAGAAAAGACTATTGACAAAGGAAGGGTTTGCGCTGGCTTGTGGCTTTGCTTCATGGGCTACTTTGGCCGTTTACAAAGGCAAATCAAAAGATTTCGCTCAAGTCTTTACACGCATAGAGCAGGCCATCTACACAAGCAAGCTGGAAGGGGCTGCAAGTGGCCTATTTAATCACAATATCATTGCTCGTGACCTTGGCCTGATGAACCAGGAACAAGTCAATATGCAGGTTAATGAAGTAATCCTGCCTAAAGTCTTAGTCAAGCCTGAGGCTGAGTAATGGCTCGGTATGATCTATCCAGCCCTGAGCTGTGGAGTCAGAAGTATCTGCCTGCTCTTGTTCAGCCTAAGACCTACAACATCCTATGGGGTGGGGCAGGAAGTGGCAAGAGCCAGACAATGATTCAAATATTCTTGAGCGAAATCATTGACAACAAGGCCAACCAATTCCAAACCTACTTTGTCATCCGAAAAGTTGCCAGCACTCTGCGCAATTCAGTCTTTGCTGACTTTCGCAACAAGATAAGTCAATGGGGCTTTGACAAGGTTGTCAAGGCTAAGACTGGTTACCTTGAGCTGCAATCCGGCACGAACAAGATAGTGTTCTTAGGTTGTGATGATCCTGAGAAGCTCAAGTCACTCAGCCAAGCAAAGTACATCTGGATTGAAGAAGCCACAGAGCTGAGCCTGGAGGACTTCACCCAGATAACTCTGCGACTCAGAGGTAAGTCAGAGCAGCCAAAGAGATTCTTCCTGACCTTCAACCCGGTCAGTGATAGCCACTGGATTAAGAAGCGTTTCTTCGATGATGTGCCTGAAAAAGAGCAGAACCAGATACTCAGGCTGCACGGCACTTACAGAGATGCTCTAAACTTCCTTGATCAGGAGTATGTCACAAGGATGGAGGCATTAAAGACAGTTAATCAGACTTACTATGAGGTCTATGCACTTGGCCAATGGGGAGTCTGGGACAGAGAGTCACTCTTTGCTTACACCTTTGACTACTCCAGGCATGTGTACGGTGGCTACATCAAGGCCAATCCACATCACTCACTCTACCTGGCATTCGACTTCAATGTCACTAACACCTGCGTGGTGTGCCAATACATCAAGTATGGCTATGATGCTGAATACTATGCCAACATAAATATCATCAAGGTCTACAGAATTGGAGACCTAAGCACATTGTGCCAGACCATCAAGGAAGAGTTTCCCGGCATGACCTATGTGATCAATGGTGATGCCTCTGGAGCTGCTCGTAATGCTTTCACTCAAGGCAACATCAGTGCCTACCTGATGATAAAGAACTACCTGAATATTGTGGACATGCAGCTGCAAGTGCCTAAAGTTAATCCAAGCCACATAGCCAGCAGGCTCATCACTATTCTGGTGCTTCAAAAGGCCAAAATCAAGATAGGTGAGAAAGAATGTGGCATTCTAATCACAGACCTCAAGGAGGCCAAGGTAGATCGCCAGGGTAGCTTGGATGCGTGGAAAAATAAGAACCCGGACAAGTCTCACGCATTGGATGCCTTTCGCTATTTCATTTTCTCTAACTTTGCAGAGATAACAAGTAACTTCAATCTGGAAAAGTATGGCACAATGCTGCAATGATTGTTTCAAGGTGTGCGAGCCTCTCAATGCTTGCCCTACTGCGTTCTATGTGCAAGTGCCTACTGACTACACTGAGCCAGAGATATTACTTAACATCACTAAGCCCGGAGTTAATGTGCGCATTCAGCAACTGCTGACCATTGACATAGATGGATTTATTGATGCTGACCTTGAGGCCATGCCTGAGGCATTCCTGAATCCTTGGGGAGGACAATACACTGTCAGCTTCACAAATAGTGCTACATTGCAGCCAGTGATATTCACGGCAGGCGATGGCAAGCAATACACAGACATCTGCATGAGCTTCTCCCAGACCTATATCAACCAGGAGGACAACTGGGTAGCACTAAACATTTTTAACGATAATCAGCCAATCCTTTACCCATAATGACAAACTATGATATTGATGCAAGTTGTGGAGGCAAGCGCAGAGGTTGCTGCCTCATTGAGCTACCAAACGATTCAGAGCCTACTGAAGTTATTGCTCATCAGCGCACTCAGCGCATCCTTCTCTTTGTTCCTGGACTACTTTCTGGAGGATCACCCACTTGGGCAGTGGTATCTATCCCAGATTCAGAAGCTACCTACACTGTGGGCCAAGCCACTAGGTGAATGTCCTTTTTGCTCAGGAGCTTGGCAGTTCCTGGTCATCTCATGCCTTATATTTGACTATCCATTCTATCTATGTTTAATTTATTTAGGCGCAAACCATCTGTGCCTCCTGCTGCTGAACAAGTGGCAAAAGAAACTCCTCTACAAGCAGAAAGTGGCCGAATACTTTACAGGGGAGTAGCTCCTGCTGACCGCTGGGATCAGATTGAATTTGCCTTTACTTC